ATGGCAGTGGAATTAGATAAGAAGACAGGAAAATATATGTTTGCTGGAAAAATATATAAAGATGGTAAATGTATAAAGAGATATCGTAAGCGTGGTTTTGATTCTAAATGGGAAGCACAAAAAGCTGAGGTTGAATTCAGGAAAGATTTCTTTATGCTTCCATCCGATATGAATTTTGACAGACTGTATAAAGCTTTTAAAGAATATAATAAAAAGTACGTAAAAGAATCAACATTAAAATCAGATGAATATTTGTACAATGTTCTTTCTAAGGAAATGAAAGATATTGATTTTCTAGATAAAAGGCAAATGCAAAATCTGATCAACAAATTTGATGATAAATATTCAAAGGCATATGTATCAAGAATATATTTCTTTTTAAATAAGCTATATAAATTTGGCGTTACTTCTGAATACATTCCAACCAATCCAATGACATATGTAAAACGTGATCTTAGATTGAATGAAAGAAAAGAAGAAATGACAATATGGCAGCAGTATGATTTTGATTTGTTTATTGAAGAAGTAGATGAACAAATGATGAAATGCTTTTATTCTGTTTTATTCTATATGGGATTACGAAAAGGTGAAGCCATGGCCCTACAATGGAAGGACATTGATTTTAGAAAGCAAACGATAGATATCAACAAAACATATAGATACAAAGAGAAAGATCCTAATAAATGGCTTACACCGCCAAAAACAAACAATAGCTATAGAACTATCACAATGCCTAATACATTGTCTAAAATGCTTCGAGAATGGTTTTTAGAATGCTCTAAATGGGATGATTTTACAAAAGATAAATTTGTGTTTGGGTATTATAAACCAATATCACCTCAGACAGTACAAAGAAGATTTGATGAAGCTTATAACAAGGCAAAAGAAAAAGATGATGGATTGCCTAAAATAAGAATTCATGATTTTAGACATTCACATGCATCATTTCTAATTAATAACATGGCAGGTGCTGGATTCTCAGATTTTGACATAGCCAAACGCTTAGGAGATACGGTTGAAACATTGCACAATACATATGCACACTGGTTTGATACGAAAGATAAGAGCATTGTTGATATGATGAATAAGTTATTATAAATGTGACATCTATTATTAATCTGTGTTAAACTATAGGTGCAAGGAAAAACATTAGTTTTGAGGGGGCAGTCTTGAAAACGACACTGCTTCCTTTTTTTATGTGTACAAAGAAAAACAGATAGTGTATGCTGCTCAACACCACTATCTGTTTTTCATTCTTTGCTCATTCATTTTTTTTGCTCTGCTAATCTTTTTTTGAGGAAATAGAAAAAAGCCTAAAATATTTATCATGTACACATGAATAATAACATCACATTTTAAAAAGAGTAATGAAAAATGCAAAATATTAATAAATATTTACAAAACAAAATTAGTTAATAATATAACCAAAAGTACATTAAAAATTCTACCCCCCCCCGAAAAAAATTCAATACTGATAATGTGATATATAACCACTTGCACTTTTTAGTATTATATTTGTACAAATTAATACAAAACAGGCATTGACATATAAAATTTAAGACTTATTATATATTATAATAAGGAAAACGTTTTTCTTTTTATTCATAGAAAATGAATGGAAAGGGATGATCTTATGGAAAGGGATTTATGGATAAAAAAATTAATTATCCTCGTAGAAAAGCTTAACACGGATGATCTGCAAATTTTGTATAATCATGCACAAAGACTGTTGTTAGCTTCTAAAAATGAATAACACTAATACCTATAGGTATTTACGCGCAAATTTTAAAGGAATGATACTAAATGGAAGAACAAAAGAGAATTTCAATTGCAGAACGATTTGAAGGCTATGAAGGCGAAACCAAGCAAGAAGAAATATGGTCTGATGAAGTAGTTGGCAAAGAAGAAATATAAGCTAGGGAATATACCCTAGCTTATTCTTTTAATATCCATTTTGTGTTACACCATATTCTGCTTGTTCTTGTGTATAACCTTCATAAATTAATTGATTTATTAATTCTTGTCGAGAGAATGACGACATGTCTAAATATTCTTTTGCTGATTTAGCGGCCTGCTCGTTCCAGTTTGCGTTGCAGTTATCAGCTGCATAAGTGGCTTCTTCTGTTGAATAACCTTCATATTCTAGTTGATGAATTAATCCTGTATAAGAGAATGCAGAAAAGCTTAAATATTCTCTTGCAGATCTTAGCGCATTTTTTTCTCCTGTTGTTGGAGATGGAGTAGATGCATTTGAACTTGTACTTGGAGTAGTAGTTGAAGAAGAACTTGAAGTAGTTGAATTTGTATTGCTTTGTTCTTCTTCCTCTTTTTTATCGTTAACAACTACATTATCAACAATATTATCAAATTCATTTTCGTAATCGTATTTCAATCCTTCGTTAGGCTGAATTAATATCATACTGGTAAATGATGTTTTATTGTTATTTGATAAAAGATATATAAAGCATTTTGACGGTGTGCTTGTATCGTTGTTACTGTCATCATCATTTAACGTCAAATTTCCTGTTACTTCTGAATAATATACAGTACGACCGGCACTATTTAATGTTTTTATTCCATAACTTGTATCGGTATCTTCCATGAAATCATCTCTGTCTTTTAAAGCATCCATAAAGGCATCTGCTGCTTCACTATTCATTTCCATATCCGTTAAAGTGATGGTTAAAATGGGATATCCTTCATCCGTCCTGAACGATAGCTCTTCTTTTGTACTTACGACATTTTGAAAATACTCAGGTAAGTATATAGTAAAATCACCAATTTCAAAAGATTTAGCTTTTAAATCATCTGATTCTCTGTCAGTGACTTCTTCTACTTGGTTATCAGCTTTAACCCTTTCTTTGTAGCTTGCACATCCAGTACACATAGATAGCGCAAGTATAGCAATCCCAATAGTTTTGAATAATTTCATTTTTTAACCCTCGTTCGTTTACGCCTAGTAAACGCTTTCTATTTCTTACGATAATCATACAATAAATCTAACCAAAAAAGAACAACCTATTTGTTGTTCTTTTCTTTTTCTCTTTTAGCTAATTCTCTATTTACAATTGACCACAAATAATCTGCAACTTGTTGCTTTATATCCGGCGGTGCTTCAAGGTATCCTCGCACAAGCCATTTATCTTCTGGCTTTAATCCATAATCTTCGATTAGCTGATCTATTTTTGAATCAGGTATAGAAATGAACATATCGTCTCCAATACCTTCAGTTAACCATACATAGTCAACGTTAAATTCTCGACATATAGAATTGATGGTTTGGCTTGATGGATTGGTAGTTCCTTTTTCAATGTTATTGATTGAACCTTTTGAGATACCTATTTGTTTACCGAATTTTTCCATACTCAAATTAAAATGTTTACGTATTTTATATATTCTCGACCCTATATGTTCTTCCACGATTTTCACCTCTTAACTGCTTACACTGTGATTATACATTAAAAAGTATGCCGAGTATACAAAAAAACAAATTATTTGAATAATTTAAAGTTGACATAGTATGCAACGCATACTTATAATGTATGTGTAACATACAAAAAGTATTTTAAAAGGATGGATGTAATGACTGATGAGGAAAATGTCACTAAAGAAGCTTTGGATACGCTCGAAAAGATGGGATATGACATCAACGAGTATGATCGAGGTTTTATCGCATGTATTTTGACTCAGAGCAAAAGAAAAGGCTCAGAAGGAAAGGAGAACGAAGAAAAATGAAAGCATATGTGACTGTGAAAGATGTGGTGCTTGTTTTACCAGTAAAGGATACACAGGCTAGAAAGATTTTACGTAATCTACGCAAACAAAAAGACAAAAAAGGTGAAATATTTGAAGGATCATATCGCGCTACTATGCTTGGAAAGATTCTTGCAGTTCCCACTCCAATATTTGTTGAGCATTTTCCTGAGACTAAAAGTGCGCTTAATGACATTTGGAAGGAACAAATAAAAAGCACTCTTGGACAAGAGTGCTAGTAGGGTAGTGAGCCCTGCTTAAATTAACCACATGATTATTATATCACAGAAATTTAAAGGAGTAATGAAAATGGCAAAAAAAGAAGAAAAAGAAACTTGGGAGATTCCAAATTTCGATAAGTATGACATTTATAAGCTAGATGACAAGCTTGTCATTAATGAGAAACCTAAGCCAAAAAATTATGTCGTTCCGTGTACATTCATTAATATTGCTTTACTTGCATTGAATGTATGTGTGTTCTTGTCTACTAAGATTTTGGTTACAACAATCATCCAGGTAGTTAAGTAATATGACTAAGGATGAGTTACAAACAAAAATTGACGGGTTTATTGAAGAAGAAACAGCGGATGAGAAAAGTAAGAATACCATTCGTAAATACAAGCATATTGCTACTTTGTTTGTTAACTCATTGCCTGATGGTGAAATACAGAAGTCCGATATAGTTGGTGTTAAAGATAAACTGCTGCACGATTATAAAATCAGTACAGTAAACAACTATATTGTGATTATTAATAAATTTATTAAGTATGCAGAAATCATAGATTCAGATAATGATTTCAATTTCCTGAAACTTAAAAAATACTATTCAAAGAACTTATTGAAGAACGTAAGAGTCCAGAAAGATGATTCTTTGGATGATATTCTAGAGCCTAATGAATTTCAAAGGCTATTGAAAAAAGCCCGAGAAATCAATCGTATGGACTTATACGAGATCATGAAGGTGTTTGGGTACACGGGCATTCGTTTGAGCGAATTACAGTTTTTTACTGTAGAAGCAGTAACGGATGACAATGTGTATGTTATGAACAAAGGAAAAGGTCGAGGAATCATTCTACGTTCAGACTTGCGTCGAGAACTCCTTAAATACTGCAAGGACAACAAAATTGAAGAAGGGTGTATATTTACATCTTCTGATAAGAAAAGCCCTGTAAACGCTCGTGTGTTGTCTAGAGACTTAAAGATGATTGCCGGTAAATGCAGAGGGATTAAGCTTGGTAAAGTACATCCTCATGCATTCAGACACCTGTTCGCCATTCAGTATTTAATGCAGAATGGTGAAAATGCAATTACAGAACTTGCGGACATTCTTGGACATTCTAGTTTAGAAACCACAAGAATCTACGTTCGCACAACAAGGAAAATGAAGAAGCAGAATCTTGAATCATTGAGTTATGCGAAAAGAAAGTAGGGAATGGAATGGATGTTAAATTTGCAGTGGATGTTGGATGGATGGTAACAATCACGATTGCTTTTATTTTAGAATTTATTGAAACTAAATTCTATGACCATAAAGACGATATTAAAAGACATGCAATTCAGTATTTTAAATTTTGGTTCTATGGACATGCATGTGCATTTGGACTATGTCATGCGTTTCTTTCAATTTGATCTAGAAAGATACTGAAAGAGTCAGATATATCAGCCAACATGTTAGTGAATTCCAATTCAGATTTAATATTAGATTTTTTTTGATCTAACAAATACGTATTAACTTCATCCATTTTATCATGTAGTTCTTTGTCAGGGATTAACATTCGAGATTTTAAATAGGCAGCACGATATTCTTTTAATAAAGTGTTCCCATCTGATCTATTGTATCTAGCGGCTTTGTCTAAATAATCAGAGAAAACACTTAATAATTGATTGTAATGCTCTTGAGTAATTGGTGCACGAGCTTGGATTATAGAAACAAGTTCCTTGTTAGCAGCTATAATCTTCTCTACTTTAATCGACTTATGAAGGCCTACACAAGATGGAATTATCGCGACTATATAAGGCCACGATTTAAAAGCAAAATTTAAAAAATCATTATCAAATTTCATATAAATATACCTCTTTTCGAGGTAATTATACAAGACGGGAGAAACAAATGAAAGAAGCTACTAATGTTAATACAGGTGATGTTATTCAAATTCAAGATGCATCATACAAGGTTCTACAAGTAGTTCCTGATGCAGCTTATATGTTTGAAGAATATGGAATAACAGCTGCTCTTGTACAAAGAAAAAATGTTTCTTGCATGGGTGCAGCATATCGTTTTTATCAGGTGGATGGAAGGCTTTATGAGCTTGTAATTCTACCTAAAAGTAATACAAGGAATAGAAAGAGAATAAAGGAAATATCTTTATTTTGAGGATAGTATGAAACATAGTTTTGATGCAGAAATTGCGAATGAATATGGAGTTGAAATAGCTATCATGTTCGATATGTTTTGTTTTTGGATCAGCAAGAACGAAGCAAATAATTACAACTTCCAGGACTGGAAATATTGGACGTTCAATACATATGAAGGATTGCATAAAATGTTCCCGTATTGGAATGTTCAAAAGATAAAAAGAATCTTAAATAAAATGGTTGAGCTGGGCTTGTTAGTCAAGGGAAACTATAACGAAAATCCATGGAATCATACAACTTGGTATGCGTTTGGAGAAGTAGGAGAAAAGTTAAAAAGTGCTTTAAGTATAGATTGGTCAAAAGTGACTAATCGAACGGTCGAAAATGGCAATTGTAGAATAGTCAAAAATGACCAATGTACAATGGTCAAAAATGACCAATCTAAGACAGTTATATACACAGTTAGTAACACAGTTAATAAAAGAAATATAAAAGAAAGTTCCGACGACACTGATTTATCAGCATCAGAAACAATCCCTTATGTTGAAATTATTGACTACTTGAATTCTAAATGTTCAAAGAATTACAAACACAGTAATCGCATTGCTAGAGAGAAGATTCGGGCTAGATGGAATGAAGGATTCAGATTAGAAGACTTTAAGCTTGTGATTGATGTGAAAGCTTCTGAATGGGTAAACGATACAGAGATGAACAAGTATCTAAGGCCTGACACGTTGTTTGGATCTAAGTTTGAAATTTATCTGAACAGTGTAGCACCTAAACAAAAAACAAATAATTTTGTGATTACGAAAGGAGTGAAGATGTAATGCAGACTATCAGTGAAATCATCCAAAAACAAAATGAAGAAAATAAGAAATATCTTAAAAGCAAACATTGCCAAAGTGATTGTGACAAATGCATGGCAGCAGGCGCTTGTGGTATTTGGGAAAAGCCAGCGTATTATGACGGGAAATACCTGGTAGCTGCAACCAAGGTATTTTGTTCAAAAAGAAATGACTGTGAGAAACTATCGAGCTATCGCAGTGAATGGATTGAGAAGAACAAAAAGAACAGTGGCTTAAAAGATTTGTTGAACAAACGAATCAATGATTTTGTTGCATCAGATCCTTGGCAGGAAGCAATCAAAAAAATGGCAGTGAATTACATCCAGGATTGTAAAAACAATTTTGCAGAACATTTGCCTTGCAATTGGTTGATGTTTTTAGGACAGAGTGGATGCGGGAAAACACATTTATGTTCAGGAATCAGTAATTGGTTGTTAGAACAAAATAAACGTGTTCTGTACGTCAGATACATTGAGTTGAGCAATTCTATTAGCAACTTTGATTATTCGCTTTTAGAACGTGCTAAACACGCTCAAATCTTGTATCTAGATGATTTGTTTAAATCATCTGCCAATCGGTTAGATGATAAAGCAATCTTTGATTTGATTGATTATCGCTATAACAACAACATGCAGACGATCATATCTTGCGAAAGAACAAGCCAGGAAATGATTGATATAAATGAAGCGGTAGTTGGCCGAATTGTTGAAAAGTGCAATGGTTTCTTCTTTGAAATCGAGAAAGAACCTGGAAAGAATTACAGGTTGAATTGATGGCACGAAAAATATATGGAATATACAAGGATGATCTTCCTGCTTGTATTGGAACAGAAGATGAATGTGCATTGTTTTTAGAAACAACAATCAATACATTTAGATCCATGTATTCCAAACAGAAAAAAGGAAAAATAAAGCGTTCAAGGAATGGATTTATAATCGTAAAAATATGCGAAGAATTGGAATTGGAGGAAATAGAATGATTGAACCAAAAGTGATTGAAAAATTCATGGAAGACAATGGCTTAGAACCATATGATGCATTTGATGTGGATGGTGAGCTAAAAAAATACAATCCATGTTATTTTACTGAAGAATTAGAATTACGATCAATGTATCTTGATTTTGAAGGTGTTGATTTTCCACTTTGTACAATTTGGTTACATAGACTATTAACCGGGAAAGATCATGTAAAACATAGAAGAACAGAAGTTAACAATTCTGAAGTTGTTGCCGAAGAAAAGAAAAATCTTATTTGTAAGGTATCTGTTAAAGGATATGTTATATCGGATGAAGAATTAGATTATTTAAAAAAAGCATGTTGTATAGCAAGTAATGTTGCATCTGAAAAAGACGAAAAAAACGTTTATAGAAATTTGCAAGAATATTTAGCGACAGGTGAAATAGACTAATGGATTACATGATGTTAGAACCGTGTACAAATGAATGCATGGGGTTCACAACAGATACAGATGTAATGCGAGAGTTAGGATTAACATTTTGCCAGTTTAAAAGGTTTGTGATGCAAGGCAAAGAATACAAAGGTTGTGTTCTTATTGAAGATGAATCAAATTTATTTGATGGAGATAAGTTTGAAATCGAATACAGATTGATTGAAGAAACTGAAAGAGGAACAAGGTATTACGCTACAAATGATTTGCATATTGTAAGTGTATTTAAGAACGGAAATAAGAAAGTTCTTAAGCCTAGAAATCCTACACATTCTGCACCTAGTGTTCAGATTAATTACAAAACAAGATATATCTACAGAACGTGTTATGAAGCATTCTATGGCAAATTAAAAGACAATGAGAGAGTTGTTCTTGATGGCAAAAGAGATGTAAGAAATCTAAAGGTAGTCAAGAGCTGGAGCTTTGCACAGAATGAAAAGAAGGTTTGTATAGGCGATAAAGTCTATTCATCTATAAAAGAATGTGCAGAAGAAACGCACTATGATAGAAGCTACATTCACAAAATGTTAGAAGGAGTAAGCACTAATTTATTAGGTGTGAGATATGCAGAATAAATGCAAAAGAATGGAGGAAGAACAATGAGTAAATGCATTGATTGTAAATATGGACTCTTGTCCAGATGTGAAGCGCCTTGTAGATATTGCAGACAGATTGCTGAACGAGGAAGCTTATCATTTTTTGGGAAAATAGACTTTTTCGAGCCAAAAGAAGTAATTGAACATGATGGATGTAATGGATGTGTATATGAATATTTATCAGAGTTTGAAGAACCTTGTGTGAGCTGCAAAGGTAGGTATAAACAAGATACTATGGCATATTTAAAAGCAAAAGATTGTTACGTGCGTAAAGACAAATCGTCAAATTGCACAATATCGTGCAAAGAATGTAATAAAGATTTCGCTAATGAAGATTATGGGTTTAAAGAAATCTCAAAAGATGAAGTTGACATGGTCAATCATCCTCAACATTACAGTGCTCATGGTATTGAGCCTATTGATTACATTGAATCACACGATCTTAATTTTAATTTAGGCAACGTGATTAAATACGTATCACGTGCGCCATTTAAAGGCACTGAATTACAAGATTTAAAAAAAGCAAAATGGTATTTAGAAAGAGAGATTAAAAAACATGACAAGTACAGAAATGATTGAAGATATGTTGGAAAGAAAAAAACAAAATGCAAACAAATATTATTTATAACACTGACTGTCTTGCTCTGAAGGGGGGGCTTATAGATTTACCAAATAAAAGTATTGATTTAGTCGTTACTGATCCACCATATAAATTTGAAAATCAAGGTGGTGGATTTTATGCAAAAAACAAATCAACACAAAGAATGTATTTAGATTCTTTAAAAAATATTGGTTGTTGTGAGTTTAACCCTGTTGAGTTCTTGGATATTTTAAAACCTAAAATGAAAAAGTTTTATGGATACTTCTTTTGCAATAAAACATTAGTAGTTCCATATATTCAATGGGCGATTAAAAATAAATTTAATTATGATATTTTGGTTATGGCTAAATCGAATCCTATACCATCATATAATAATCATCATTTAAACGATTTAGAATATATCATTATGATAAGAGAAAAAGGCAGCTATTTTTCTAAACATAAAGACATTGATGATTTTAGAAAATTTTATTTAACTTCATGCAAAAAAGGAGTCCATCCTGCTGAAAAACCTGTTGATTTAATTAAAAGATTTATTAGGTTAAGTTCTCAGGAAAATGATATTGTATTAGATCCCTTTTTAGGAAGTGGAACAACAGCAGTTGCAGCCAAAGATTTAAACAGAAAATATATTGGATATGAAATATCTAAAGAATATTGTCAAATTGCAAAGAAAAGAATTGCAGTAGAAACAAGCACATTATTTTAAAAACGTGAGGGAAATATGAAACTAGAATGGAAAAGAAATAGATTTGACGGGCAAAAAGAAACTCGACTCTTATTGATCCATGCCGACGATGAAAGAAAAACAATCGCAACAATTACAGAGCTCCAAGTGAACAAGAGTGAGCCGAAATTAATTTATTTATATTACACATTGTATTTTGGAGAAATAAAAGGCCCTGTTTATACGTATAAAAGTATCGAAGAAGCAAAGATAGCAGCGATACATTTCTTAAAAGAAGAAGCAGTAAAAAGAATGAAAGAATTAACATATATCATAAATTTCATAGATGAATAAAAGGAGAAACAAATGACAAGTAAAGATATTGATTTAATAAAAGAAATGCTAAAAATGCAAGCAAAGCTAGACGAAGAAATCATGAAAGAATACGGATTAACTGAAATTGATGAAGAGAAGTTGTGTTTCGCTATTCTAGATGAAGTCGGTGAATTGACTCATGAATTAAAAGCCAACTGGTGTTGGTGGAAGAAAACGCAAGCACCTGTTGATAAAGAAAAGGTTTTAGGCGAGTTAGTTGATATTTGGCATTTTGTGCTAAGTTGGCAAAATCACTTCATGAGTGGGGAAGAAGGCTTAAGAAAAGAAAAAGTAATGGTTGAAAACATTAAGCAATATGTTTGGGGAATGAAAAACATAAAAAAAGAATTTGTTTATGTTTTAACAGATTTACCGTCTTTTACAGATAGTAGAGTTGAAGCACTTATCGCAATCACAGAATACTTAGGATTCACGATTGAGCGTGTTTATGAAGCTTATTGTGGAAAGAACAAAATCAACTATCAAAGATTGGAAGAAGGTTATTAAGATGTACAATCCAACCTATTTAAAAGCCGTTCTTATTTATGTAAAGGACAAAGAAACAGGATATATTCACATTGTTGGAACAAACCAACATGACAGATTGTATCTTGATGATGATGGAAACATCCAATATATGAATTTGCAGAACGGTGGAACAACTGAAGGAGATTACGAATTTGTACTTGATGAGCAAGGACACAATCAAAGCAACCTTACATTCACTAAAGAAGAACAAGAGAAATACGGATTAAGCAATATGGATGATTATTTTAATTCAATTGACTTAGAACTGTATATGGATTTAGAAGCCAAAAAGAGAATCCAAGAATTAACAGAAATCAATATGAGATTGGTTACAGAAAAGGAGAAATAAGGAAAAGATGATGATGATTAAATTTTGTCCTGATTTAACTTCAAAAGAAGAAGCTGTACCAATTACGATTGGCACAGTAACATTTACAGGACCAGTACTCCATGAATGCTTACAAAATAAATGTGTAGCGTATAAGTTTGGCAAATGTTTAAAATACGATAACTATACGGAATATGGAGATAAATTTGAGCCAAAAGAAGTAATTGAACATGATGGATGTATGGGATGTGTATACGAAGATTTTGAAGAGTTTGAAGAACCTTGTGCATATTGTAAAGGAACATATAAACACGATACTATGGCATATTTAAAAGCAAAAGATTGTTACGTGCGTAAAAAAGAGAAAGAAGAAGATACAGATGGTTAGATTACAAAACAATTATGCAATCACTTCTAGTGGTGGTTCATTCGCCCTTGTAACGTTCGTAAAGGGTAAGGATAAAGAAGGAAAGGAGATAGACGTACAAAAGCCTATCTCATACCATACAACGCTAGAATCGGCTTTACAGAGCTATTCTAACAATCGTATGGCAGATTTAGTTTCTAACGTAGATTTAGACCTGAAACAAGTTAAAGAATCTATAAACGAGCTTAAAAAGGAGATAAAGGCATATGACTGATACATACGAATATAACGGAATGATTTATTGTGATAGAGATTTATCAATAATAAATAATTATGGAGGAAATAAAAATGCCTAATTGGTGTGCAGGAACTTTAAGAATAAGAGGTACAAAAGAGAATTTAACAAAATTTGTTTTAGAAGGATTACAACCGGTTGATTATATCGGCGAAGATTTAGAAGCGTTGAAGATGGATGAGTATAGTCAAGTTAAATGTAGCAGATGCTGGATTAAAGGAACTAGAAGAGGATTTATTCTTGACTTAGATGTATATATTGATGATTTGAACGATGAAGAAAAAAACGCAATTGGACTTGAAGCAGAATTCGCATGGGGTATTAGTTCGGAAGAACTATTAAATTCTTGTAGGCAATATGGAGTTGATATGAGGATTCATGCATTTGAATGTGGAATGTGCTTTAACCAAATTATTGAAATTATTAATGGAGAAATCACAAAGGATGAAGAAGTTAAATTCGATGATTATAACTGGGATTGCATTTGCCCAAATGTAGGAGGATAGAAATGGTTGAAATAGCTTGTATGTTATACAATTTGGCAATAATTGGAATCACCTGCTATATGTGTGCAAATTACAGTTATTGGTTCTTATTGCTATTATTGCTAACAGGCAGTTATAAAAACGATAGGAGCGAGGAATAAAGTGTTAAGAAAACCAATACCAAAAAAGATTCGTGAACAGGTATATAAAAAATACAACGGTCATTGTGCCTATTGCGGATGCAAACTTGAGTACAAAGATATGCAAGTAGATCATGTAATATCTGTATACGGAAAGGATGGTAGTAACGATTTAGACAACCTTATGCCAACGTGTAGGATGTGCAACTTTTATAAAAGTACATATTCTTTAGATGATTTTAGAAAAAATTTAGAAACGTTACATGAAAGATTGCAGAAACCGTTTATTTATAGATTAGCACTTAAATACGGACTAATAACAGAAAATAAAGATAAAGTTGTGTTTTATTTTGAAAAGGAGAAAGAACAATGAAAGATGAGCAAAAGATTAAAGTGCTTGAAAAAGCGTTAGATAAAGCTTGTAAATATACACATAATAATGGATACAATGGTTGTCCATCACACTATGATATTGAAGAAGTTGATAAAGAGAAAGAGAAAGAATGTGTTTTATGTAAATTTTATTGTATGTCTGTTAAATATTTTCAAAGTAAAGAATATGAAAATAAGTCCAAAGAATGTTGGAAAGAACATTTTATGAAAGGATAAACAAAATGATTGAAGAAAGAAATGAAAAATATGAATACAATGGTTTAATTTATTGTGAAGATGATTTATCCAAAGAAATATATAACTACGGTGGAGATTTAAATGAATTGTATTATGACTTATTGAGAAATAAAAAAGTTGAAGAATTTAAGGGCTATTACCTCAAAGGTGTTGTTTGTGATGGAGGATTTTATAGAGATTACAAGGAATTAATAAAAGAAGAATATGAAAATTTAGGAATTGAGGTGTTAAAAGGATATGACTGCTGAAGAAATGTTTATAAAATTAGGATTCACAAAAAAAATAACACCAAACACTCTTATAATGTATGGATGCGTAAATACTACTACATCACGAGATATTGCGTTTGATAAAGTATCTAGACGTATTGCAGTTAAAGATGTACTAGGAAATAAATTAACAATAGTATCCATATCGGTAAATGAATTAATGGCGATCATCCAACAATGCATAGAACTCGGATCGTTAGAAGAAGAAACTTGCACCAACGAATCAGAATATAATTTAGTAGATGGATTTGAATGTTCAAATTGTGGAATTATTATCGAAAATTATAACGAAATCGAAATTGATGAAGATTATCCAGAAGATAGATGTATGAAAGAATACGCACCGAGATATTGTCCAAATTGCGGCAGGAAGATTGTAGATTGAAAAGGAGATTAACTAATGAGTGGCGGAAGTTATAACTATATGTATTGTCGAATTGAAGAAGAATATGTTGATAGAATGTATGATTCTCAATTAAATGAAATGATGAAAGATTTAGTTGATGTGCTGCATGATTTAGAGTGGTGGCAATCGTGTGATAGTAGTGAGGATACTTATCGTGAAACAGTTACTGAATTTAAAAAGAAATGGTTTAAACAAACTAAGATTGATGTACAAAAGCAAATCGAGTCAAAGTTTGAACAAACAAAGGATGAGCTACTAAAAGAGTTTGAGTATTTAAAGGATGTCGAAAATGAATGCAACAGTAAATGATATTGAAGGTGATGGATATTACAAAGGAGAACTTGTGTATGATACATGGATTTGTCCTCGGTGTGGCACAAGATATGAAATCGATTATGACGAATATGAGTATTGTCCGAAGTGTGGCCAACACATTGATTTAGATAGCTTAGAACAAGAATGTGAGGATACAGAGGATGAAGAATAAAAAGGAGCTGCATAACGATAAATATATTCTTGATGCATGCTGTGGTTCTAGAATGTTTTGGTTTGACAAAAGTAATAAGAACACAGTTTTTATGGATAATCGAACATTAGAAGATACGTTATGTGATGGAAGGACATTATCTGTAAATCCTGATGTAATAGGCGATTTTAGAAATATTCCATTTGACGATAACACATTCAAATTAGTTGTATTTGATCCACCACATTTGATTCATGCAGGAGAAAATTCTTGGTTGGCCAAAAAATACGGTGTGTTAAATATCAATACTTGGAAAAAAGATCTTAAGCAAGGGTTTCAAGAATGCATGCGAGTATTAGAAGATTGTGGAGTTCTTATTTTTAAATGGAATGATGAGCAAATTAAATTTGGCGAAATTTTAAAAGTTATTGATTATAAGCCTTTATTTGGCGATAAGAGAGGTAAAACACGATGGACAGTGTTTATGAACTTGAATGTGCATACAGAGCGAAAGGATATTTAGATTAATGATTTCAAATGAAGATGCATCGTATGTAATCAGACAGATACGCAATATTGACTGGTACATTGCACGTATCACTGAGATTGAAAATAAATTAAACAAAGTATCTGATTTGTTGAATTACGACAAAGGATATAAAAGTCCGTTAAATTGGCAACGAATTACGATCAAAGTTAAAGATTGGGAAGGTAAGCTAGTCGATGAAGATGCACGATACAAAGCACCAGGCTCTAAGTATCATTCAAATTCAAATGGTTTAGTGTTCGATTACGAAGATGAATTGATTCAAGAGTTACAAGTTACACGATACAGTCTATGCAAAGCAATGTCTTATCTTGAATTGCTTAAACAAAGTGATGAAGTACAATTTATTCTTGATTATTTTGATAACAAATCTTATGAATCGTTGAAGATGCAATATCATATATCCAACGTGAATCGGCACATGAAATCATTAGTTAAACAACAAATTAAACAAATATAAAACAAAAAGCGTACTAAAGTACCCTTTAATCTCTGATATAATGGATAAGTAAAAGATTAGCTGTTACAAAATATGCGACTTAGGGTGTATCAAAAAAGATATTCCCTTTTTTTATGCAAGAAAGGAGGTGCTCCATGCCAGGAAGAGAACTAACAATCAAAAAATACAATCTAGATTTATATGATCCATATGAAACAGACGGTCCATTTGAAATGCCAGTAATTAAAAAGACACTTCATATTCCTAAAGAGTTAATTGGATTCAATGAAGCAATCTCTTCAAAGAATTATCAATCTGGAATTCATATGTTTATTGATGATTATCAGTTTGAACGCATTTGGAACACTCCCGAACGATATGTGAATGTCTTAAAACAGTATGACTGTGTTCTTACACCAGATTTTTCTCTTTACATGGATATGCCTAGAGCTATGAAAGTATGGAATATCTATAGAAGTAGATTAATTGGGCAATATCTTCAAAATTTAGGGATATGTGTAATTCCAACAGTTTCCTGGGCAGAAAGAGAAACATACACATTCTGTTTTGATGGTATAGAACCAGGAGGAGTTGTAGCAATCTCAACTATTGGATGTATCAAGGATGAATTTGCTAGATCCATTTGGAAAGATGGTGTAGATTACATGATTGATAAACTTAAACCCACTGCAATTCTAATTTATGGCCAATCTATTGAACATGATTTCAAAGGCACAAAAGTTATTTATTATAAAAATAAAGTTATAGAGAGGGCAAGAAAACATGGGCGGCAGAGGAGCGAGCAGTGGTGTCAGTGACAGTGGAAAGCCTTATGGGAGCGAATACAATACAGTTTATCAGAGTGGAAATATTAAATTTGTGAAGCAAGTCAATGCTAGTAATGCAAAAGCTCCGATGGAAACGATGACCAGAGGGCGAGTATATGCCACTGTAAATGATAAAGATGAAATTTCATCAATTTCTTATTATGACAATTCGAATAAACGTACAAAACAGATTGATTTAACACATGATCATCAAAATATGAAGCCACATACTCACCATGGCTATTATCATTCTGAACATGACGGGAAAAAAGGTGCTACAAACTTGACTGCAGAGGAAAGGAAAATGGTTGACCGTGTAAAACGGTTATGGTTAAATAAAAATAAGAAAAGGTAGTCGTATAGGGGTGATTACACTTTGATGTATGCATATCACAAAACGATATGCACTGAGGAAACCTCCGTTCGAATCGGAGCGCCTTTTCGATTTGTAAAAAAATATCAGTTTAAATTTTAAACGCTATCTAAGCATCTTGTTAATTCAAGGTGCTTTTTTTATACATGAATAAGGAGGAAATTTACTTATGGGTGGAAGAGGACAATATGTAAATCGGGGGGGGGACAGTTGGTTTAACTGTTACCACAGGAGATGGAACTGTATTTGAGTATAGGCAAAAAGGAAAGAAAGTATTTTCTTTTTCTGGGGCATCATTTGCTGATAGTGGAAGTAGGGAAATTCCTAGGACCTTATCCGATATAGCTTCAAGGGCAAAATCTATGGGTTATAAAGTACAAAAGCTTACAAGCCGAGATTTAGCTAATAAAGATTCAGAACAACGTCGTCGAAAAAGACAAATAGCAAAAGAAGTAGATCAATTGTGGGTTAGAGGAGCTGGCTCACCAAGAAAAGGATGGAAAGGGCATTAAGACAGATATTTAATTTCAAAATAATGAAAGGAGGAATTCTATGGCTAAGTTGACTGAAAAGCAGAAAATATTTGTAGACGAGTATTTGATTGATCTGAATGCAACAAGGGCATATAAAGTTGCATATCCTAACATTAAGAATGACCATTCGGCAAGAACACTTGCATCTAGACTGTTGACAAAGGTTGACATCAAAGCTTATATTGATGAACAACTTGAAAAAGTCAGTTCGGGAAAGATAGCAGATGTTCAAGAAGTCATGGAATACCTCACAAAAGTAATGCGACGAGAAATGAAAGAATCTGTTGTTGTTACAGTGACAAAAGAACGCTCAGAGTATGTCGATACAGGAGATGGAAAGCCGAGAAAGAAAACAGTCAAAGAAGAAGTTCCTCAAATTGTTGAGATTCCTGCAAAGCTTTCTGATGCAAATAAAGCTGCGGAATTACTTGGAAAAAGATATTCATTGTTTACGGATAAAGTTCAATCAGAAATCGTAGTACCTAAGTTTGAAGGAGAGGATGAGCTTGAAGACTAAATCTATCAATTTACCTAAAATAGTTGGAAAAGGATATAAATCCTATTGGAACTTCAGAGGACGTTATGCAGCATGCAAAGGTTCTCGTGCTTCCAAGAAGTCAAAAACAACTGCATTGCGAATTATCTACAACATGATGAAGTATGATAAGTCGAATACATTGGTAGTTCGTAAGACTTATCGAACGCTTAAAGATTCGTGCTTCACGGATTTGAAATGGGCAACAAGAAGATTAGAGGTTGAACACTTATGGGAATTTAAATATTCTCCTTTAGAAGCAACTTATCTTCCGACTGGTCAAAAGATTCTTTTTAGAGGTCTTGATGATCCATTAAAAGTAACATCTATCACAGTTGAATATGGGTATTTGTGTTGGGCATGGCTTGAAGAGGCTTATGAAATAACGAGCGAAAAAGACTTTGATACATTGGATGAGTCGATTCGTGGTGAGTTACCACCTTATCTTTGGAAACAGTGGATGATTACATTCAACCCGTAGATTTTGCGGCATATAAAAGTGATTTTATATGAAAACCCCTTTAATTTTTGGAAAACCCTACTCGAAAGAGAGGGCAATCAAAAGCTAAGTTTTATTTTCGTTTGTTGCTTGGAATGGAATATAATGGTAAAATATAGATATGAAACAAACACCATTTTATTACATATATCTATTTCGAGAAATTAAAACACAAAAGATTATTTATGTAGGAAGCACACGGACAATCGGTGCTCGTATCAATGAGCATAGAAGAGGCTTTAGAGATAAAACACGTCAACAGCCAATACATAAATACATGATTGCAAACAATCTCGAATTGTTCAAAGATGTTGAAATAGCAATCGTTGATACTGCAAGCACAAAAAAAGATGCAATAGATAAAGAAATCGCTTATACAGAAAAGCACAAAAAGACCATAGCAAATGTATGGACTGGTGAACAAAAAGAAGATCTAAACAATTCAATAAGAAAGCCTGTTTCTACACCAGATGGAAAACAATGTTTTTCATCAATGAGAGAAGCTGCTGATTGTTTAGGTGTTACAAGGCATAAGGTTTATAAAATGGTTGAATCTGGAGAGCTTATAGAAATCGAGCTAACTGGAAAGTATATAAACGAGACAACAGGTGAAGTATTTATAAGCGGATATCAATTACAAAAGAGATATAATTTATCAACTAAATTAATAAATAAATTATCTAAATCAAACGAATGTGTTATTAACGGAATGAAAATAAAAAAAGTTTAACGACTATCCTAACCGCAGTTAATGCGGTTTTTTTAATGGAGTACGCTCAAGTGAGCGGAAATGGGGGGCATCTTAAAAATTCAAGATGGTGATATAGTCTGATCTCATTGGTAACAATGAGCTGCGAAAGCGGTGTAAGATTAACGACCTTACATGAACACAAATGGGAATGAGCATCATTGGCTTAAAAAAAGATTCTTTGATGCAGAGAATGATCCTGATGTTTTAGCTATCACAACAAACTACACTTGTAACGAATGGCTAGATGAAGCCGATTTAAGATTGTTTGAAAACATGAAGAAGAACAATCCTAGACGATATCAAGTGGCCGGATTAGGGAATTGGGGTATTGTTGATGGATTGGTTTATGAGAATTGGAAAGAAGAAGAATTTACGCTAGATCAAGTTATTGACTGTGATTCTGTAAATGGTATTGACTTCGGTTATACAAATGATCCTGCTGCAGTTTTTATAGGTTTCATTGATACAGAACATAAAAAGCTCTATGTTTGGGATGAAATTTATAAAAAAGGTCTTTCTAATAAAAGACTTTATGAGGAGATTGAAAGCTCACATTATCAAAAGAAGTCTTTTACGGCAGATTGTGCAGAACCTAAGTCGATTGATGAGCTTAGAGGGTATGGACTTCGTGTTGAAAAGTCACAAAAGGGAAAGGATTCCATCACACATGGAATTCAGTATATTCAAGATTTTGAAATTATCATTCATCCTAGATGTGTTAATTTCATAACTGAAATAGGAAACTACACATGGGATGAAGATAGATTGAGCAACAAAATTAACCGCCCAATTGATGATTTCAACCACTTAATGGACTCGATGCGTTATGCAGTTGAAAAATATGCATTTGGTCGAGTTAAAGTAAGGACATTTAAAGGAGGTATTTAATGAACGCATACATTATAAAACCGGATACGATATTTAAATTATCTGACGACAAAGATATTCTTAATATTGAAGTGTTGAATGGATTGATAACAAAGCATAAATCATTAATCACAGACAGATATAAAAAGTTATATGATGCCTATATTGGAGATTATCCAATCCTGCATCAAGCCGACAAAGAAACATATAAACCCGATAACCGTGTTGTGGTCAACTTTGCGAAATACATTGTTGATACATTCAACGGTTTTTTTATTGGTGTTCCAATCAAAGTATCTTCTAAGAAAAAAGAAATTGACGATTACATTAACATGCTAGATAAATACAACGATCAAGATGATAATAATGCAGAATTATCTAAGATTTGTAGTGTTTTTGGAAAAGGATATGAATTGTATTTCAATGATGATTATGGAAATTTAGGGATTACCTATTTAGATCCAAGAGAAGGCTTCATGGTTTATGATGAATCAACAGTTCAGAAACCTAGATATTTTGTAACATATCATATTGTTGATGAGGTAATGCGTGGATATATCTTTGATAAAACATATAAGTATGAGTTCAACGATAAAGGCGGCCTTCATGTATTTAATGGAGTAGAGCATGGGTTCAACGATATTCCGGCCACGGAGTTCATTGAAAACGAAGAGCGTATGTCTATTTTTGAATCAACATACAGTTTGATTAATGCCTATAACAAGGCAATGTCAGAAAAAGCAAATGATGTTGATTATTTCGCAGATGCCTATTTAAAAATCCTAGGTCCAAAATTAGAAGAGTCAGATTTGGTACACATTCGTGACAATCGAACAATTAACTTTGAATCAATGGATGGAAGTGGTGACGGAATTGTAGTTGATTTCATGTCAAAACCAAATGCAGATGCAACACAGGAAAATCTAATCAACAGATTAGAGCGTTTAATCTTCCAAAACTCAATGGTGGCCAATATTAATGATGAGAACTTTGGAACGTCATCAGGTATTGCGCTGAGATATAAGCTTCTTTCTATGTCGAACCTGGCAAAAGCAAAAGAGCGTAAGTTCACGTCTGGAATGAATCGTAGATATCGTGTCTTATTTAGTAATGCGATCACGCATCGTTCTGAGAATGACTGGCTTGAGGTTGAATACAAGTTTACACAAAATTATCCTGCAAACTTATTAGAAGAAGCACAGACCGCTGCACAATTATCAGGAATCGTGTCTCACAAAACCCAGTTGTCGTTTATCTCGGCAGTTGAAGATACGAATGCCGAAATGGAACGTATCAAAAAGGAAGATGAGAATGATATGGTAGAAACTGAAAACCGAATCTTCCAAAATAATGAGGATTCACAAAACGATGAGCAGTAAAACATATTGGCGAGATCGTGAGCTTGAATGGAAAAAGAAACGCTTAAAAGATGAAAAGCAGTATGCGGATGGGATACAAGAAATATATGCAAATATGATGGATTCGGTTGAAAAGGAAATCGAATCCTTTTTTACTCGCTATGCAAATAAAGAAAACATCACAATGGCAGAAGCTAAAAAAAGAGTTTCAAACATAGATATCGAGGCATATAAAAGAAAAGCTAAGAAGTATGTAAAGGAAAAGAACTTTTCAGATGAAGCCAATGAACAGATGAGACTTTATAATCTTGCAATGAAAGTCAACCGATTGGAGCTTTTAAAAGCAAACATCGGATTAGAACTTGTGGCAGGGCATGATGAATTGAAATCGTATACTGGTGATAAGCTAGAAGGTGCGTATTTAGAAGAGATCAAACGTAATGCTTCTATCTTAGGTGATACAGTGATTGACAATGCGAAGACGGCCAAAGCAGTAGCAGATTCATCTTTTAAGAATGCAACCTTTTCAGAACGAATTTGGGTCAATCAAGACCAGCTAAAAAACAGTTTATCCAGTGTTCTATCCAATGCATTGATTCAAGGTAAGAATCCTAGAGAATTTATTCCGCTCATTCGTAAAAAGTTCGATGTATCAAGATGCAATGCAGAAAGATTGTTGCGAACAGAAATTGCACGAGTTCAAACGCAAGCACAGATTGAATCTTACGAAGCAAACGGAATAGATGAGTATGAATACATAGCGTGTAGCTTAAAAGATGTGTGTCCTTTGTGTAAAGAAATGGATGGCAAAACATTCAAGCTTAAAGACATGGAAATAGGCGATAACGCTCCACCCATGCATCCAAATTGTCATTGTGCAACAGCACCTTATTCAGATAGAGGAGTATACGAGAAATGGCTAGATGGATTAGCAAATGGAGAGCATGATCTAAGGTTTGACGAGTGGAAAGAACTAGAGGCCAAAACAAATAACTCTGGTGCATTAAATGGCGCTTGGAATAATGAAAATGATCCAAACTATAAAAAGCGAGATGAGATTGCAGAAGCTCTGTATGCTCAAATTACAAATAGAAAAAAATCTTTTGAAATAAAACAAGTAGCTAAAAATTCAGGCTTTACAGAGGAAGAAGTAAGTAATATATATGAACATGTGTTTATTCGTAAACATAAATTTAGAAGTGGTGAAATAAAGAAATTTGATCCTGATTATTATATGGCACATTCTTGGCTTAGACTTAGACAGGGAAAGGATATTCAAAAACACGATATAACAATGTTAAATCATGAATTAGATGAAGAGAAAGAAATGCAAGATAGCCTCGATGTTATATATGAAGATAGTCATGAAAGAGTTCAAAAAGTATATAATTATCAAAGAGAATTGCTTGAGTATCTGAAGGATCATGATGTATAATCTCTATAGAGAGAGGTGGTAAAATGATTACATTTGAGCTATTAGAATATAACAACGGCAGATATGTATATTCATTTTCGCCTGACATAGATCCAAAGGCTAAAGGTAAAGTTGCTATATACGATAACGGGAATCGCGAAGTGTTAGAACAGTCATCCGTTGATGTTAAGCAGTATTATGCAGGCCATGCTCTATGGGGCATTTCAGCAGGAGAAAAGGCAGGCACTGTTGCTTGGTGCTAAAGATTTTAACTTTAAAACACAGGTCACTCAAATGAGTGGCCTTTTATTATGCAAGGGAGTGATACTATGTGATAAAAATTAAGATTAAACAGACAGAAAGTGATTGCCTGATTGAAGTACATGGCCATGCTCGTTACGCTCCGATAGGAAAGGATATCGTCTGCAGCGCTATCTCAGTACTATTTTTGACATTGGCCAATTCAATCGACGAAACATCCGATGCACTTTGCAGATATTACGAACCTGATAAAGATAGCAAGACGTTGTATATCTCAGGTTTGGACCTTGCTGGAGAACTCGCAATAAATTTCTTCAGAATAGGATGCAAAGGCACAGAAGAAGCATATCCTGAATGTGTGGAACTGAGAGATGTGTAATCACAAATATTTGGAGCGTTTCGAAAAGGTTTATTTTGACAAGTGGCTAGAGTGCATCGTTGAAGTACGTAATCAACGGTGCATTTTTTGTGGAAAAGCCAAGACTTATAAAGCCTACATATCCACACTACCAAACAAGACCAAGCATTCACGTCGTTAAACTGTATGGGTTATAGGCCAAGCATTTATGCCTTAAAAAGATATGGGAAATGACAAGCAAAGTCAGAAAAATAGGAGGAAATATAAATATGAAAAAATTCAATGACAGACTACCTTTTTGCTTACAACTTTTTGCAGATGAAACTTCAGGTGAAACTGAGGGTACAGAAACAACAAATACTCAATCAACTGAAGGACAAGACAACCAAGAAGAAAACAAAACATCTGAAAAGAAGTATTCAGATGAAGATTTGAATGCGATTCTTGACAAAAGATTTGCACGTTGGAAAGCAGATCAAGAAAAAGAAAAAGAAGAAGCTAAGCGCTTAGCAGAAATGAATGCACAAGAACGAGCAGAAGCAGAACGTGATAAGGTGCAAAAAGAGCTAGATGAATTGAAAGCAAAAAACGCAATCGCAGAAATGACAAATGAAGCACGTAAAATGTGCGCAGAGCATGATATTAACGTTGGAGATGAACTTTTATCTGTTCTAGTTAATAAAGATGCAGATAAAACCAAAAAAGCGGTTGATTCATTTGTTAAGATGTTTGAACAAGAAGTAGAAAAAGCAGTTAAAGAAAAACTGAAAGGCAACGGTCCCAAACGTGGTGGTTCAAACAAAGGGGTAACTCGTGAATCAATCTTGAATATCACTGATCCAATGGAAAGACAACGCATGATTGCGGAAAATATGGATTTATTCCAGTAAATAGAAAAAGGAGATATAACATATGAAAAAAATTTATAAAGGTATGAACTTGCAAATGTTTGCAGCGCCTACAGGATTAACAGGAGCAGATAACATCCAGGTTAGAGCACACGAAATTGATTTCGTTACTAGTTTTGGAAAGAACATCCAAGCTTTATTGGACGTATTAGGAATTATTCGTCCAATTCGTAAAGCAAACGGTTCTGTTTTGAAAACAAAGAAAGTAACAGGAACATTACAGGATGGAAAAGTAGCAGAAGGTGAATCAATTCCATTAAGCGAATACAAAGTTGAAGAAGAAGTGTTCGATACAATTCGAATCGAGAAATTCCGCAAAGCCGTTTCTATTGAAGCAATTGCAGAGAAAGGATATGAAGCTGCAGTATCTGATACTGACGAACAGTTCCGTATTGATTTGCAAGATAACATCACTGATCGCTTATATAAACAGTTGAATTCAGGTAGCTTAGTAGGACATGAAGCCACTTGGCAAATGGCTATCGCAATGGCAATTGGTAATGTTAAACACAAATTCCAACAAATGAAACGTAATACCACTGGTATTGTTGTATTCGTAAATACTTTGGATGCGTATCGCTATTTAGGAGAAGCTAAGGTATCTATGCAGACTGCATTCGGCTTAACATACATTAAAAACTTCTTAGGAGCAGATATTGTATTCTTAACAGACCGAGTTGCAGAAAAAACAGTAGTGGCCACTCCAATGAACAACATCATTGCATATTATGTAGATCCAAGCGATTCTGAATTTGTTAAAGCAGGACTTTCATATACTACTGACAGTACTACTGGTTTCTTAGGATTCCATGTAGAAGGAAACTATGATCGTGCTATTTCTGATATGTTCGCTATCATGGGATTACGTTTAATGTGTGAATACCAAGATGCAATTGCACACTTTGCAGTAGGTGATGCCGATACTCAAACATTGCGTAATTTAACATTGACTGCTTCTCAAGGTGAAGAAACAGGAACTACAAAAGTAGCGGTTGCAGAACAGTTACAATCTATGAATAACAAATTCAAATATAAGGTAGGTGATTCTGAAGAAACAGTGGCATATGGTGCAGATGTAAAATCTTGGAAGAACTTCGAAGAAGGAGCAGATATTAAAGCAGCAGAAACTAATCATTGTACAGTAGTTGAATGTGACAAAAACTACAAAGCAGTATCAAAAGGCGATGTAGTTGTTGATTTAAAGGCATAGGTGATTGAAGATGTCGACAACAACCGTATTAAATGATGTAAAACTGCTACTTGGCTTGCAAAGTGATGATGAAAAGCTAGATACCATTGTAAGACTTACGGAGGGTCGACTTAAAGCGCTTCTAAGCGTCAAAATCATACCGGATGAGCTCGAATATATCATTACAGAAGTGTCCATCAAACGCTTTAATAGGATTGGTTCTGAAGGTGTTCAAACGCATTCAGTTGAAGGGGAGTCAATGTCATTTAATGATGATGACTTCTCTTCTTTCTCTTCTGAGATTCAATCTTGGAGAGATGAGCAAGCCAATCAAAATAAAGGGAAGGTACGATTCTTATGAGGTACGATAAACCTATTTACTTTCAAAGATTTGTGCAAGGCTCTTATAACGAGAATACAGGCAACTATGAAGATGATTCGCCTGTAGAAGAAATGGTAATGGCTTCCGTAATGGATACAAGAACTGAAACTATGATGCAGGTATACGGGCAAATCAGACAAGGTAGCCTTACTTGTCATATACAGAACATCTATCAAAAGCCATTTGATCATATTAGAATCGGTACAAAGAAATACAAAGTAGATTACTCACGAAGACTCCGGACAAAGGAGTCTTTTATTCTGTCTGAGGTGCAGTAGATATGGCAAAAGTTGAAATAAGAGGATTAGATAAACTGCAGAAGAAGCTCAAAAAGAATTGTTCTTTGGAAGATGTGAAAACAGTTGTTTTGAAGAATGGAATGGATATGCAAAATAAAACTGTTAAAAATGCAGTATTTACAAAAGGGTATTCAACAGGCACTACGAAAAGAAGTATCAGAGGTGAAACACGTGATGGCGGATTCACATATGCAGAAGGACCATCTACACATTATGCACCTTATGTTGAATTTGGAACACGTTTTATGGATGCACAACCTTTTGTTAGGCCTGCGTTTAAACAACAAGTACCAATATTCAAGTCAGACATGAAAAAACTAGTTAAGTAGGTGATGCAATGGATTCACAACAAGAGTTATTCATTGCACTAAAAGTGCAATTAGAAAAAGCGTTAAAAAGTAAAGGCGTTAATGTATATGACACGTTTCTTCCAAGTGAAGGGACACCATATCCATATGTATACATTGGTTCAAGTCAACTAGTGGACGATTACGGAAATAAAACAATGATTCTAGGCAATATCACGCAAGTTGTGGATGTTTGGCACAACAATCCTAGGAAGCGTGGAGAATTGTCTGAAATCATGCAAATCATTAAGAAAGTGGCTAGACAAATCAATCACACAAACAACTTTGCTTTTATGATCCAAAATATCAACCAACGGATATTATCGGATTCTAGTATAGGAGCACCATTGATGCATGGTGTTCTTGAGTTGGATTTCAAGATTACAGGAGGAAGAAAATAATGAAATTTGATTTACAAATGTTCGCAGATAAAGTAATTGAAGCGGTAAATGGTAAGCAGCTTATTTATCTTTTCAGAGTTGCAAAAGATTCAAAGAAAGAAAATGCTAGTGCAATTGCTTTCCCAACAGAAAACGAACGAAACGTTACAAAAGATGCAGATACAACTGCTACAAAAGATGGAACTATTCGTACACCATCAGTGGCAGAAATTGAAATCACATCGACATCTATTATGCCAAAAGGTGATGCAATCATTGATAAATTAGAAAAGGCTATGTTGTCAGATGAACTAGTCGAATGTTGGGAAGTAAACCTAGCAGAAGAAGGTACCGAAACAAATGCTGGTAAGTTTAAAGCCAAATACTACCAAGGATATTTAACAGAATGCTCGATTTCATCTGAAGCAGAAGGCTCTGTGGAAGTTGATTTAACGTTTGGAGCAAATGGAAATGGTGCAGATGGATATGCATCAGTAACTAAAGAACAACAGGAGATCGCATCTTACGTTTACAAAGATGTAACTAAAGAAACAGAAAGCGTATAGAACATAGGGGCAGAAAAGCCCCTTTTATATTTGTATTTAGAAAGTGAGGACTTTGAATGAGTAAATACATGGAAATTGAAGTAAATGGAGAAATTTATAAACTAGTAGCAGGATTTGGGTTCTTGCACGAGGTAAACAAAAAAGTAACTGTAGATGTACCTAATACAGGCAAGAAAAAAGAAGTAGGCTTGAAATTTATGGTTGCAAGTATCATTGACGGTGATATTGATGCATTAGCAGATTGCATTTTTAACATGAATGTAGGACAAACACCAAGATTAAAGAAAGCGGATGTCGAAAATTATCTAGAAGACGTTGATGATATCGACAAAGTTTTTGAGGATGTAATCAATTTTTTATCTCAAGCGAATGCGTGCAAGAAAGAAGTGAAGCCACTGATGATCACGCAGGAAGCAGAGAAGAAGTAGAAGAAACATTCAATGAATTTTATGAACGTGTCGCTATGACTTGTTTTAGGTATCTAGGATTCAAAAACTTGGATCAGGTAGATAATATTACTCCTTACGAATATCGTCTTTTGATGAAGTCTAAAGAACTTGAAATGGTGGATGAAGAATACAAGATTCATTTACAAGCGTATCTGAATATGTCTGCACAAGCTAAAAAAAGAGCAGGCAAAAAGGTGAAACCAGTGTATACAACTTTCAACAAATTTTACAACTACCAAAAATCATTAGACAGAGTTATGGGCATTAAGAAAAAAAGCAAGTTTGATGGTTTAGCGCAGTTCATAAAAGAACAAAAGAAGGAGGGATAACAATGGCAGAAAGTTTTAGCGTTGAGGCTATATTGTCGGCAACCGATAAAAACATGACCTCAACAATGAAAAAAGCTTTAGGAGCGTGTGAATCATTTGGCGATAGAGTTAAATCTATTGTGGCTGGCGTTGGAATCACCAAAGTAATAGGCGCTTCTATGAACGTTTTAAGTTCCTCGTTAGATGGGGCAATTAACAGATTCGATACCATGCAATCCTATCCAAAAGTTATGAAGTCTTTGGGGTTCTCAGTTGAGCAATCTCAAAAGAGTGTTGCAAAGTTAAATCAGTCAGTTCAAGGCTTGCCTACATCATTAGCAGATGTAGTTACAACATCAAAATCGTTGTCGGCCGTAACAGGCAATATTGATAAGGCAACGGATACTACAATCGCATTAAATCATGCGTTTTTAGCGAGTGGTTCAAGCTCAGAAGATGCATCACGTGGGTTACAACAGTATTCACAGATGCTCGCTAAAGGTACAGTTGATATGCAATCATGGAGAACCTTACAAGAAACAATGGCACCAGCATTAACTAAAGTTGCAAAGAAACTAGGTATTACAAGTGGTAATGCAAATGAATTGTATGAAGCATTGCAGAACGGAACTATTTCATTTGACCAGTTAAACGATGCAATGATTGAATGTGATACAGAAACTGGTGGATTTGCAGAAACTGCATTAGAAGCTTCCAAAGGTGTTAAAACATCCATGACTAACATCAAGAGTGCGGTACAGAACCTTGAACAAGGATTCATGTCTGCAATGAATAACATGTTGAAATCGAAAGCTATGGGTGGATTAGTTGATAATCTAGAAAAGATTAAATCAAAAATCTATGATTTTAGAAATTCAATCATGGAAACTAAAGATGATGGTTTGACATGGGATTTTAAACCAGAAGTCATGGAGAATGTATCAAAAGCTATGGATTGGCTAGCAGACAGAGCGAACAATGCAAAAGCTATGATCCAACAATTCTATGATGGCTTTATGAAAACAGATGCAGTACAAAACGCAATCACGATGTTCGATAAAATCAAGGATGCTATCGGAAATGTAATGGATAAGTTACAGGACAGTAAAGTCTTTGAACAGTTAGGACAGGATATTGGAAATATCATTGCAAAAGTATCAGAAGTAACAGGAAAAATTGCAGATTTTGTAGCTAATCTGAAAACGGAAGATGTTAAGAAGTTTGCAGGCGCAGTCAAATTATTGGCAGGAGCATTTGTTGGAATTAAAGTTGGTAGCAAATTAACTAGCACAATCAAGGGAGTTGTTGGCTCTGCAAAGAGTGGCTATTCAAAGCTAAAATCAATCATGGATAAAATCAAAGGCATTGGAGGTACAGAAGGTGCTCCAACATCTAGCCCATCTTCAAGTGGTGTACCTGATATTGGAAATGCAAGTATACAAACTGCACAAAAAACATCTAAAGCAGCGCAGATTATTAATTCTGCATTTGAAGGGATTTCAAATGTTATTACTTCGGTATGTGAAGGAGCAAAAGGAATCATCACAGGTCTAGGAGAAGCTATTAGTACTGCTTTTCAAGGTATCGGACAAGGCATTAAGTCTGCATTAGAAGGAGTCGGTACTGTCATTGAATCGTTTGGTACTGCAATTAGTACAGTAGCACAAGGCATTGGACAAGGTTTAGCAACTGCATTTACAGGTTTAGGAACTGCAATTGCAATGGTACCACCTACTACATGGCTTGCGTTAGCAGCAGCTATTCTTGCAACTGGTGCTGCTATGGCATTGGTTGGCTCTCAAGGTGAAGGCTTACAAATGGTTCTTCAGGGAGTTGCAGATGTTGTATCGGCGTGTGGCCCAGTTATTAAAGATGTTTTTGAAGGAATTTCAGATGTGATCAAATCATTTGGTGAAACAGTAAGTGGAATCTTAAACTCAGTATCTGGAGTGATTAAATCTATTGGACAGTCTGCATTAAATGCAGGTAAAGGTTTCAAACAACTAGCAAATGGAATCAAGATTATTACGAGCCTTAACTTAATTGATATGGGAGCTAGTCTAGGAGCGGTAGCAGTAGGAATTGGAGCTATTGCAACTGCATCAAGTGGAATGGGCGATATTGGCGCTCAAATGATGGCATTAGCAACCGCATTAACAATGATCGTATCAACTCAAGCAGGTATTGAATCATTATCGGCAACAATTCCATCATTATCAGATGCTTTAAGCTCATTAAGTGAAATTTCAGAACCATTAACAGTTGCAAGTGGAGCTATGACCGCATTTGCAGGAGCTATTGCACCTGTAGCAAGTTCAGTAATGGCTACTGCAACAAGTTTAGCCATGCTAGTAGCAGTGGCTTCAACAGTCAGTGGAGCTTTCTCAAGTGCTTCTAGTACAACAGTGGCTTCTATTAACGCGATTATCGTAGCTATGACAAATGCAGAAGCAAAAGCTACTACTTCAGGAACTGCTATGGGAACTAACTTTACTAAAGGGTTAGGTAGTGGCCTTAAAACAGGTGTATCAGTTGCAAAAAGTTCTTGTCAATCAATTATATCTGCATTTAATTCATGTCAATCACGAGCAGAATACTGTGGTCGTATGATTGGTCAAGGATTGGCGAATGGTTTAAGAGCTAGTGAAGGTTCTGTTAGAGCTGCGGCCGCTAGTTTAGCGTCTGCGGCAGATGCAGCTATTCAGGCTAAAGCTAAGATTGGATCTCCATCAAAGGTCACTAAAAAAGATGGTATGTGGATTGGTAAAGGATTGGTTTTAGGACTTGAATCAATGTATTCTGACGTTAAAAGAGCTTCAGAGGACTTATTATACTTTCCAATGATGAATGCTCCAAAAATGGCTTTTGGAGGTATTGTGAGCGACTTGAACTCAGAATACGATTACACAAACAATGCTGAATTAACTATTGAAACACCGCTTTATATCAATGATAGAGAATTCGCACGTGCAACATATAGAGCAAATCAGAGTGAGTTTGATAAACATTCTAAATTCAATGAAAGATTGCGAGGTAACAAATAATGTATGCATTTGTAGATACAGTAAACAGTGGCATTGTCGGTACTAACCTACCGACAGAAGCCATGTCATATAATGGCGTATATTTAGAAAATGAAATTGATGGTTATCGAACACTTTCTGTAACAGGACGTGAGTTAATGGAATCAGAAGTTACGGATCAAGAAATTGATGGAATGGATGGCTCTTATTACAGATATAAAACTACGCCTGCAAGAACGATTACTGTTAAATATCAATTTAGAGCTAGAGGAAGCAGAGAATATCGAGAAGCTTACAACAAGATGAATAAATTGTTGAGTGGTGAGCAAGTAAAAGTCATTTTTAACGATGAAAGCGATAAGTATTTCATTGGAACAAAGACTTCAAATACACAGGTTGATGGTGGAAGCAATAACGTGATGGGTGAAATCGAAATTTATTGCTCAGACCCACACAAATACTCAACAACAGAAAAAGAATTTAATGCTATTGATGGTGTTTTGAATATTGTAAATGAAGGAACTGTACCAGTTAGTATTGATTATGATGTTCAGACAACATCTGAAACAGGATATATTGGTTTGGTGTCTGAAGAAGGAATCATGCAGTATGGCAAGGTGGAAGAATTAGATGGAGAAAGTTATGAAAAATCTGAATGGCTTGCTTCAATTAAAGACTTCTACAATTGCAACGATGATATTGGCGGTACTGATGTAATGCATCCAAGTTATGGAACAAATGGAACATTAATCGAACATACATGGTTTGGTAATAAATTTATTGGATTAGGCTCTGCTGGAACAAAAAAAGGAAATGCAAATGGCGGATTAAGAACACTTGTATTACCTGCAGATTCAAGCGGAGATACTAGTGGTGCTAAAAACTTCTATTGTTGGTTTCATTTGTGCTTTTATGCCGGATTAATGGGCCAGACTGGTGAGATGTGTATAAACTTCTTGACTGCAGATGATAAATTGATTTGTGGATGTAATTGGTACAAGACAGATGCAATCGGTAACACTGGCCATTATGAAATATTGGCAAATGGTAAGGTATTGAAAAATTGGGAATTTACAACATCACATTTACAAGCTCAGAATCCTTTTTATTACAAATGGGGAAGTTGCGATGTTTTAAAAGAAGGCGGAAACATCCGATTCTTCTACTGGGGAGGATATTACAATTATTACATTCCAGAAATTGCAAATATGAAGTGCGCAAAGATTCAAATTGCGGTTAAACAATGGGGTGATAGAGGTGGCAATAAGTTCATGTCTATGATTGGATTTGATGTCATCGACTTTGAAAAGATGAATGTCGAAAAATGGAAAGATATTCCTAATAGGTATCCAAATGGTACTAATATTACGATTGATGGTAAGTCATCTCATGTATATGTAAATGGAATGGCTAGACCAGAAGATGAGGTGTTAGGTACTCAGTATTTTAAAGCACCAGTAGGAACATCAGAAGTTAAAGTTACGTGTTCTGAATGGACGAAATCTCAACCGATTGTTAAAGCTAAAATTAGGGAGGCATGGTTATAATGGAACAAATAAGAATTGCAATATTAAATCCTTACAATAAGGTTCTAGCGTTTCTAGATAACACTGTGCCTAATGCAATGCATTACTTTGATGAGATTTTGCATACATACTTGAAAGGCTCATCATATACATTTGAATTTACTACAATGACTGCGCATGATGATGCAGTCTTTTTAGTTGAAGGAAATAAATTGAGTTTTAAACGCAAAGGTAAAGACTACCATTTAACGATCATGAGCGTTGAAAAAGGTGGTGACACAACAACTGTTACCGCCTATGGTCTTTGCTTAGAATTAACGAATGAATATGTAGGCGAATATAAAGCTCCTAGAGCTATGTCATTTGTAGAATATATCAATGCATACGGATTTGAGCAATCTTTCGTGATTGGCAAGAATGAAGTATCGAATAAGAAGATTACTCATGAATGGACAGGTACTGATACAGTACTTGCTAGATTGTATTCAATCGCAAATGTATTTGATGCAGAATTAGAGTTTGTCACAGAATTAAATGATGATTATTCTTTGAAGAATGTTGTATTGAATATTTATCGTGCTCATTCAGATTCAGTTCAAGGAATGGGAAATGATAAACGCAGCACGATATTAAGATATCCAAATGATGTGTATGGAATCACGAAAACAAGTGATATTACTGAATTGTATACGGCAATCAGACCTACAGGAACAAATGGATTACAACTTAACTCAATCAGTGGTCGAATTGTAAAAGATACAAATGGAAATGTTTTATATAAAGTAAACGGAAATACAATTCTAGCTCCTCAAGCAAGGGATAGATTCCCTTCAACATTACTCACAAATCATTCAAATGATATGTACGCAGTACAAATGTGGTCTTATGAAACTGAAAATGTTGAAGCCTTATATGGCCAAGCTTTAGCAGAATTGAAAAAGAATTGTGTACCTAAAGTTACTTATGATGTGGATGCATATATTGATGCGGATATCGGTGATACGTTCACAATTGAAGATGCAGAGTATAATCCTACATTGTATTTAGAAGCACGAATCACAGAACAAGAGATTTGCTTTACAGATTCAGAGAAGTGCAAGACAATCTTTGACAACTTTGAAGAAAAGCAATCCCAGATTAGTTCGGCTTTGATCAGTGAAATGAACAAGATGATTGAATTGAAAAAAGTTTATGAAGGTTCAATCGTATCTAGTAATGGAATCTTATTTAAAGAAGATTTTGACACTACAGATTTGACCGCAATCGTAAAGGCTAGTGGTGTTGAAGTTACATCTCAGTATTCAATCATTTGGTTTAAAGATGATGTGCAATTATCAACGAGTCAAACAATCACAGTCAATGCTTCAGACTTCACTGAAAAGGCCGTATACCGATTTAAAGCAATGAGTGGTGAAATACTTAAAGCAACTGCAGAAGTTACTGTAATGCGACTACAAGATGGTCAGAGTGGTGCAAATGCTTACTTACATATTGCCTATGCCAATAGTTCAGATGGTCGTGTTGATTTCAGTTTAACAGACTCAAATCGTAAATTTATGGGTCAGTATTCTGACTCAAAACAGTATGGTAGTGAAGACCCAACTAAATACAGATGGAGTGCAATTAAAGGGGAAGATGGTCAGTCATTTGTTAGTGCTGAGGAACAGTTCTATTATTCGACTTCTAAAATCGAATTAATCGGTGGTGAGTGGTTTGTTGGTAATGTAGTTTATCAAAGTGATAAGTTTCTTTGGAAACGTTGGAAGTGTACGTATGCAAATCCAAGTGAAATCAAGTACACGAAAGCTATATTTGATAACACATGGAATGAAATTGATGCGAAAATCGGTGAGATTCATACACAAGTATCTCAAGCAAATGTGCAATCAAAAGAAGCACTTGGCAAAGCAGAAGATGCTGAAAAGCTTGCAACTAGTGCAAATGAATTGGCTAATACCGCTAACACTCAATCAAGCGAGGCTAAGCAACTAGCACAAGACGCGAATACAAGTACAGGTAAAGCTCAACAACAAATTGATGCAATTAAAGGTGATATTACTGATTCAAAGAAACAAATTCAAGATGCGGTTGATAAAGCAAATGCAAATGCTAAAGAAATCAATTCAGTAAAAGAAACATATGCTACAAAAGTTGATTTGACTAACGAATCAAAAACGATTCATGCAGATGTAAGCACAGAAATTGAAAAGAAAGTCGGTGAGTTATCGACTACTGTATCACAAACATATGCTTCAAAAAGTGATTTAACGACACTTGAAGGAAGTATGAATACGCAGTTTAAACAAACCGCAGATACAATATCAACTCAAGCTTCATCTATCGAAAAGTTACAGTCTGATACAACTCAAGCTCAGAAAGATATTACTGATGCGACTAAAAAAGCAACGGATGCTCAAGCTCAAGCGGATAAAGCTTTAGGCAATGCTCAAAGTGCTCAAACTTTGGCAGATGAAGCTAAAAAGAAAGCAGACAGTGCTCAAACAAATTTAGACAACGCTAATAAAGAGTTGGCAGATGCAAAAGCTAACCTAGAATCAGTTACAGGTCGTGTTGATGCAAGCGAAAAAGAAATAAGTGATGCAAAGACTAGGTTATCAAAGGCAGAGACAGATGTTACACAAACTCAGAAAGATGCAACTACTGCTCAAAACAATGCTCAAACTGCAATAAATAATGCTAAGGCCGCACAATCAACTGCAGATACTGCTAAAGCTAATGCAGATAAAGCTCAAAAGGATTTGGCAGATTTAACGAATAAAGTTACTTCTAACACAACTGCAATTGAACAGAATGCAAATGAAATCACTTCAAAGGTTTCTGAAACTTATGTCTCAAATTCTGCATTTGAGCATTATCAAAATACTGTATCAAGTCAGTTTACACAGACGAAGAAGGACTTTACGTGGTCAATCAATCAATCGGTAACTGATGCTAAGAATGAGATGAGCGGTCAAATCGACAGTGTAAATGGTCGTGTTGATGGATTAAAGCAAATTACAGATAACGTAAACAATTACATGAGTTTTGATAACGATGGATTGACTTTAGGCAAATCAGACAGTGCTTTTAAAACAAAAATCACAAATCAAGAGTGGTCGATTCAAAAGAATGGTGCAAAAGTTACTTATATAAACGATCAAACAATGTACATCACAGATGGTCAATTTACGCAGTCTTTAAAAATCGGTAACTTTGGATTTGTACCAAGAGCTAATGGCTCTTTGGACTTTAAAAAGATAAGGTAGGTGATTGAATGGCACAATTTAGTGGAAGCATAGGAATAAGCACAGGGCAGACAGATAAGTATTCGTTATTATTAGATGTTTCAGAGAAATCTTATTCTGTTGAAAACAACACATCATATGTAGAGTGGTGGGTTGGTATTCGTTCAAATACTGCATACCATAATCACTATGGGTTGTCAGAAACGTATGTAGTTAATATCAATGGCACTGTAGTACACAATGCAGTTCATACACCTACAGTCAACAGTGGTGCTACTGTATGGGTAGCAAGTGGAACAACTACTGTATCACACAATGCAGATGGTTCTAAATCCATATCAGTCAGTGCATCATTTAACAATGCAGATAGAGGAACATATTTACCAACAACAGGCTCATGCAGTGGAAGTTTAAAGTTAACGACAATACCACGTGCAACTACTCCATCAATTGATAAACCAAGTCTTGATTGTGGTGGTGTAATCAAAATCAGTGGTACAAGTGCATCAAGCAACTTTACGCATAAAATCTATGCAACATGGAATGGTAAAACAAGTGAATTAACAACGATAAGTGGGACATTAACACCCACTTTTTCTTATACGATTCCTACCGCATGGGAAAAGGATTTGCCTAACTCGACAAGTGGAATTGTTACTTTTACATTAGAGACATTCAGTGGTTCAACATCGGTCGGTTCTAAGTCGGTAAATGCGACTATCAAAGTCAGAAGCAGTGTTGTTCCTTCGATTGACAGTATCAAAGTAACAGATGCAAACTCAGTATGTGCAGGCATTGGTCAAATAGTTCAGTCACAGTCTAGACTGAAGTTTGCAATAACTTACAGTGGTGCGCAAGGTTCAACTGTTACATCTGTATCGACTAAATTCAACAACCAAACATACACTGGTAGCACATTTACAACTCAAGCAATTCAAAGTAGTGGAAGTATAGGTTATACAATCACAGTTACAGATTCACGTGGTAGAAGTGCTACTAAGAGTGGTTCAGTAAATGTGGTTGCATACAATCCACCTAGTCTTACAAATGTAAGTGCAAAGCGTGCTAACTCAGGCTATGCAGTAGATGAATCAAGTGGAACGTATGCGTTATTACATTTCAAAGTTGGTTTTACAAGTTTATCGAATAAGAATGTAACATCATTCTATATTCAGTATCGAGCAAGTGGCGCTAGTTCATGGACTAAGATTAATTCATGGGCTAATAACTACACTTTGGAACAAGATTACAAAGCAGGTAATTTATTTACCTCAACGACTTCAACGTATGAAATTGCGTTCGGTGTTAAAGATAAATTCATGAGCGATTACTCATGGCAAATTGTAACCGTAACGCCAACTTATACTTTAATTAACTTTGGTAAAGATGGAAAATCGCTTACTTTCTTCGGTCAAGATGGTAATAATGCTAACCGATTAACTGTTAATGGCGATTTAGTATCAAATAAATACAAATTCAGTTCAGTGATTGAAAACACATCATCAACTCACGTGTTGGTGGAGAATGGTAATGAAATTCAATATCGTGATTGGAATAAATTAGTTAATTCAATCAAAAGTGCGATGTATCCTGTTGGTTCAGTTTATATTACTTACAACAATGTCAATCCAGGTACTTTTTTAGGTGGTACATGGGAAAGATTCGGGCAAGGTCGTACGCTAGTCGGTGAAGGCACAGGAAGCGATGGTAGTACAAGTATGTCCTTTACACCAAATTCAAGCGATGGAAAATACAAGAATACTCACTATCATGTCACTTCGTTTGGTTGGGATGGAGATTATTTTTATGCAGGTAGACCAGACGGAGCAGCTAATAATGCATATGACCGAACCTCAATAATTCCAAATGGATATGGAATTCAAACTAGTTCTTTTATATCAAGTCAAGTGCGATTGAATTGGACTGATAACCGTACTATTGATAATGTACAACCATACATAGTTGTTTTCTTTTGGAAAAGGACCGCATAAATTAAGCCGTCCTTTTCCAAAAATGTACTGTAATGTATGGTTGCACTAAAGATACTTTTGCACTACGTTCTCCGCTACCATTTCCTACATCAGAACTACGAACAATAGTACGTTCGGTGTAATATATTGGGCCGTCGTTCTTTCTTAAACCATATTGTTTGTCCGAGCTATTAAGAACATCCGAGTAATATTTACCACCTGTATTGTTAGCAGTAAAGGACATACCTTAACTATTTAATTCTGTGCCAAAAGTAGACGGTGATATATGGTTGCAATAATGGTATCTTTGCTTTTTTCATTTTGCCATCATGGTCGTGAACACCCATTTGATTACCATTACTGTTAAGCAAAGCACCATAATATATATATCCTATCTCGTCACGTAGCAAAGAATGAATGTACTCTCCGCCTGTGTCATTAGCCGTAAAAGACATACATTGACTATTTGTAATAATCAC